CACGTCCACCTACGATAGCAGCTAGATGGATAACAAGATCGAACTCTCTATCATCACACTTGAAGAAGTCACGACAGTCAATGTCACTCTTGATATCAATACCAGTTATATTATGGTCAGGATCTAAGCGCTTATGAAAGTACTTACCTACAAAACCTTTATCACCGGTTATGAGAATCTTCATCCGATTAACTTCATAACTTTCTTTAGATCATCCTCAAACTCTTCTGACAGGTAACGCACAAACTCTTTCTGGTCCGCAGTTCCTACTGCCTCAGAGTTAGCCTCAGCATAACCTGCATCCATCTCAGCTTTGCCTACGTATGGATGTAGATGTTCAATGATGACATCATCAAAGTAATACAGTGAGTTAATCTTCAAGCCCAGTGTCATCCAGAAGTTATCCATAAACAGGTGAATCAACTTAGGCGGTGCCATAAATCCAAGCGCCTCAATGATGTTAGTACTCATCATCACAGCAGTAGCAAGGTTCTTACCTTGCAACAGGTCGTTGCCATAGGCAAGACCGTAGCCCTTGATGTTGATTGCTTCTGCTAAGTGTCTATCCCAGCTTTTAGTCTTGACCAAGTGGTCATCACCAAGGAAGTAGATAGTCTTGTACTTACTTGCATACTTGTTAGCCACAAGGTTGAGTGTGCCATTCATACGAAGTCTTGGATTGACCTCGTAGATAACATCATCTAGTCGTGGATATAATTCACTCTGGTCATCATCAATGGCCACACAGAAATCAGATATAACTGAGTTCTCTTTCAGCGCATTGATGCAACGCTCTACGTTATCTGGTCTGCTGCGTGAAGGCAGAATAACTAAATTGCTATTGGACATTGTAACCTCCTTGATAGTTTGCCATTGCATCTCTCCTTAACATCCAACCAAACTCATCTTGATCTGATATCTGGCACGCTGCATAGTTTACTAGCAGTTGTGCAAAATCGGAAGCATCAGCTGTGTGTGGACCAAAGCGGTTCTTCACAGCAGCAACAGATAAAGTTGCCTGGTTGGGGTCATAGCCTAGAGTTAAGATCAGTGCAGGCAACTGACTGACCTTACCGTGGATAGCACGTCTGGCTGGTGGTTTGCTGGTAGATCCGTACTCTGATTGCTCAGAGACGTGATGCAGTACCAGTACGCAAGCCTCAGTCTTTCGTGCCATATCGTGCAACTCCATCATAATTGCACGTAGTCCTGACCATTCATTGTCTGTCTCTGCTGCCACATTCATTAGGTTATCTATGATGATAAGTTCCGGTGCAATTCCGTAGAGTTCTACGTATGCTCTTATCTCAAGTTCAAGATCATCTATTGAAGGTGATGAATCAAAGACCCATTTGATGTGGTCAATCTTCTGGAAGTGATGGTCGTAGTGATGACTGTTCCCAGCCAAGTTGTTCTCAACAGTAATCTGTGAGTGACCTGATGTATGAGAAGCTGCTCTCATCATCACGGTAGTTGTATCAGTATCGGCAGAGAAGAAAAGCGTAGGCACCTTTGCTTTGATTGCATAGATCAATGCGAACATTGACTTACCAGCATTAGGTGCTGCTGCAACCATACATACTTGCCCACGCCTGAACTTAATCTGTTTGGCAGCTAAGCCAGTCCATACGTCAGGTAGTGGTGTTGCCTTGGTAAGCACACCACCCCACGCACGGGACAGATTAAGCAACGTCATCCTCCTGATTTACTTTGATACCGCGATCACGTCTTATTCGTTGACGGTCTCTTGGTGTTAGACCGCCCCAGATACCGTGAGTTTCGAACTTGATACCCCACTCAGCGCATTCCCTTCTATGGGGACAGCGATTACAGATGCTCTTAGCAAAAAGAGAATCTACTGTGGATGCACCAGGTACACCTGATTCATTATCTGGAAACCAAAAGTCTCCACCTACTGTTGCACAACTAGGAGCTTCGTAAAACCTCGGCTCCCGCATTTGTTATCGAACCCAGATGGTATCGCACTTGTCTGTTGCACCCTTTGGTGCAGCACACATATAGCCCTTCCAAGGTCCCTTGCTTGATGTTCCTTCACGAAATGCCATCACACCGTGACGACAGGAGTTGCCTCCACCTGTTAGTTCCAAACCTGTTGCACGAATGTTCATTGCATTCATAGCAAGATCTGCAAGACCTGTCTCTAGTTCAGCAACAGATGCTGCGTAAAGATTGATAAGTGTTCCGTCATTCAACTTGTAGTTGACTTGGAACTTTGTTCCTTCTGTAGCCATTTACTTTCCTCCACTTTGTTTAACAGTTAGTCGCTGGCTTTCAGCTCCTACCTTCTTAGGGACAAACCCTAATAGTTTTTCTACCTCGCTACTGTCAACTGACTCGCGTCCTTTAACAGTTGTCCAACTTACTTCGATACCTGAATTAGTAACACCTAGCAATCCTTCAAAGGATGCCTTCAAAGAATCCTGATGCTTTTCTAACTCTTTAATCTGCGCTGCTAACTGTAAGTACAGCAGTGCATTCTTGTTAACATCAACATCATCAATGATTACATCACTGACTAACGTAAGTTCTTTTTTTAGACCAACGCATCCCATCTGCCCGCTTGCGTCGTAGAACTGGCAATAACTCTTACAGAAATTAGCATCCTTCTCAGGTGCTGGTGCCTCAGCTGCTTCTTTAACAGCCGCTAGCCAACCGAGTGCCTCTAGTGCAATGGACTCATCATAGTCTTCGGTGTGAACCTTGACATCCTTTTCGTCCCCGTCCCTGGCAATCGCACACAGTGACACTCGGTTGACCGCATAGCCGTTCTTAGCTAGGAGGTAGCCATAAACCTGAACTTGCCAGCGTTGCTGTAATGATGGAAAGTATCCAAGGTTCTTAATCTTAGATGTCTTCCAGTCAATAACATCACCTGTCTCTGGCACAAATAAATCTACGTGCGCTTTAATATCGCCATACTCAACCTCAAGTTCAACTTTATATTTTTCACCATTAGGATCTACAGACTCAATAGCCTTCTCAATCTCTGCGTGAATAGCAGTACCCATAATTGCAGCTAATTTACTGAGGTTATCATTAGTCTCTGGCTGGTCATTTAATCTGTACCAAACCTTGCGTCGGCATCCACCAATCTCAGATGGTCCAACTTGCTTTTGTTTGGATCGTGATTTATTAGCATCCTTCTGGTGAAGGACTGACAATAATAATTCTTTAGCATCAGTCATTGCTTTCCCTTTCATCTTCTTCAAAGAAGCAACCGCATCCACCGATATCATACTCATCAATAGCGCACTGGCTTTCAATTCTCTTTCTTAATTCTATCAAAGGTAATGGTTTTTTAACACCTTTAACAGTCTCTGTTAAGATCGAAACATCTTTGCCAATATGTTCAATAACTTCCTGTTCTTTTGCTTCCCACATAGCAAAACGTTCTGGCATTATTTCTAACAACTTCTTGAACTGTCCTTGTCCAGCTCGTACACATCCCCCACCACAGTTGTTATGACTAAATCCTAAAGAGTATAAGCGTGGAGTTTTAAGCCCTTCGGACTCAGCCCATTCAATTAACTCTACTTTATCAAAGTACATCTTAGTTTCTTTATGGTAATACGGTTCTGCCAATGGAGCTATTGCCTTGTATGGCTTATAGTTTTTAACTATCGCTGGTAAACGATGAATTTCTGTCCAGTCAATGCCAACATAAACGATGGTATTTTCTGGATCGCAGTTCTCATTAAGCCATTTTCTTGCTGGCTTTTGTTTCAAATCAAAAGAACAATGAGCTAATCTAGAGTTTCCAAGAAACTTTTTGTCCTTGAATACTTCCCAGATATCTCTGCCTTCATTGATATAAATATAAGTGCCACCGATATTCTTTACTGCATCATTTAGAAACCGGTAAGTATCCTCATCTTCTCCAATGTGAGGAGACTCTGCATCCCCTTTAACATCTGTAAAGACTAAGTAAAGTTCTTCAGTACCGTATTTTGCAGCAACCATTTTTGCTGCAGCCCAAGAGCCAATACCACCTGAGAACATTACTACGTGCTTCACTCATTGCCTCTTGCTATTTGTGCTGCTTTTTTCATTCCATTTTCTAACCACCAGCAATCATTTTTATCAGATTCTGATGTATGTATTTCTTTACAAATACGCGACTCAATCTCTTGTGCAATCTGCTCGCGCAATGCCATTGCATCAAACGAATTACCAATACGACCTGCCTGATACCCCATTTGTAATGCTTCTTTCAAAGCAAACCCCAATGTCTTTTCCATTAGAACTCAAGTCCTATGTACCAGAACCCAAGGTCTAAATTAACATAGAATCTACTTATGCTAAACCCAATACCAAAGCCACCTAGCCGACCATAGGTTAACCACTTGCCCATTCTTATTTCTTTCACTGCCATAGCTCCTCCTAGAACCGTTCTTGGACCACCAACTGTATAGGCTTACCTGTATTAGCGTCAAGCATTGACGCAATCTCAACTGCTTTCTTGGCGTGTCGTTTAGCGTAGGCTAAATCCATATCAGGTTTGCGAATTGAATACAGGTAGCCAAGAGCGAGCTGCCCACCAGAACCAATGCCGTACGTTCCGTGATCTGCTTGGAAAAAAGAGAGATCACAAGCAATACGGAAGATATTGCCGTTAAAAGCAATGAGATAATCGAAGCCACCATCTTTGTCCACCTTGTTCCACTCGTAGTTATTATCTGTAAAGGTACTCATAATGCTTGGTATTACTTTGCGTCCCATAAATTGTGCTGGTTCCTCGCCACGATAGAGTGGCGGTTTCCAGTTATAGGCAAGGATATCACCTGGTCTGGTATCACCTGATATGCCGATGATGAACTTACCCACCTCAACTATCTTAGGCGTACTCGTTGCTAAGGTCACGAGATTGTCCTCAGTTATCTGAGAGTCAGCTACGAAGACCGCGTAATCAATACCTTCAACAGCTGCGATGGTTGTCATACCTGAGAGTTTAACACACCTACGGCGTGTCGTACCTGAGACACGCTACCTGATGTGTACAATATGAGCGATAGCGAATTTACAGTGGCCCCTTACGGGGCCGAGGCCGTAAGGCCGAGAGGCGACTGACCACAGGAAGGAGCCGTGCCGAGCATATGGTACTCCGTCTACCAATCCTGTCAAAAATCTGGGAGCGACTAAGCTCCCTCAGTACCCTTCCAGAGGTCACTGGAGCCGATTTAAGAGGCTTAGGACCAGTCCACGTATGTATGTGTGGCTCCCAAGTATTTAATGTTATGGCAGCCTTTGAAGATTATGAACTGGTCTGGTATTTCCTTGATGCCACCTGTGTTAACTGCGGTAATCTGGTAACAGTTCCCTGCTCTGTTGACAAAATGGCATAAAAAAAGAACCCCCATCCCCGAAGGGATGAGGGTTCTTTGCCTCGCGCTGATGGGTTACTTAGACCCACGTCCGAACTCTGCAGCTTTTGGATCTAATGCCTTAAGCAATGGACCTGCAATAGCAGCGATACCTGCTGTTGCTAAAGCCTTTGGATCTGTTACGCCTGCAAGGTATAAAGCGATTACTGATGCAACACCAGCACGTAGGTACGTAGCTGCCATTGCCTTTAACTGGTTTTTATTCATTGGTTCTCCTTCTTCTTTGGTAGAGGCTTAACTGCAGCCTTTACTTTGTTGACAACCTTTGGCTTACCCAACCAAGGGAACCAAGGGGAGGTGTCGTCTCCACATCCCTGTTTGATGGAGATATGAAGATGCTTTGTGTGCTTGTTAGGACCTTTGTAAACTCTAAGTCCCTTATCCTTTGACCAAATCTTTCCCTTAAATATCAGGTAATCAACTCGTGGATCTGTCTGTAGCTTCTCAAAGATTACATTGCAATCAATCCCACCTAGTACATCGTGGGTTAAATCAACTGCAAAGCCTGTGTTGTGGTCAGAGTTGGGATTCTGATGGATATGCGCTGCTGACGGCAGGAGTCCATCCGAGGCTTTCATACGCAATGGACATATCGCTGTGGCCTGGCGCAGGACAGCAATAGCGGCAGGTGTGGCTTTCTTGGCAAGTGGCTTCATCGTTACTCATTTCTCTGCTATCAACTTGAATAAATCGTCTACTCTTTTTTCTAATCTGTCTAAAGAGTCACGCAAACTGGTTCCAGAATTTGGCTTAAGTTCATTAAGGTAGTGCTTAACTAGCCAACGCATTGCTGTAAGCAAGGCTCCTAGTATTGTGGTTACTGCAACTGCAAGGGTTGCGTAATCAGATGCG